TATGATTAGGGACTAACGGGACTAACTTTTTATAAAAATAAAAGATTACTGGAGCAGATAGCAGTACATAGTAAAACCATTAAATACGTATATATATAGGCGTTATTTAATAATTAACTGCGTGCATGTTGTGCGCTGTGGGCATATACGCGCGTGAGGGATTTTTTGGTCCCTTAGTCCCACGCACCAAAAACGAAAGGGATGTTTATGCTGGAAAAGGAGATAGAAAGAAAGTTTAAAAAGGCGCTGGAAGCGAAGGGGTGTTTAGTCTACAAATTCGCTTCCCCAAACTGTCGAGGCGTTCCGGATAGAATCGTGATCACGGATACCGGTAGAGTTCTATTCGTTGAACTTAAGACAGAAAAAGGAGTTCTTTCTAAATTGCAGAGAATACAGCTTAAAAAGCTTCGGGATTTCAGGCAAAAGACTTTTGTGCTTTATGGCCTTCCGGAAGTAGAAGACTTTGTAAATAGAATTGAAGATTGGAGGTGATGCCGTATGAAGTTCATTCCACATAATTACCAAGCGATGTGTATAGACAAAGTCGTACATCAAAATGCTGTCGGTCTTTTCTTGGATATGGGCTTGGGCTAGCAAAACGATTATTGCCTTGTCAGCTATTGAAGAATTAAAGGATAGATTGGAAGTGTCCAGAGTTCTTATTATTGCCCCGAAAAAGGTAGCAGAGACAACTTGGACAACGGAGTCTAAGAAATGGGATCACACGAAGGATTTTAAAATCGTGAAAGTGATGGGTTCTCAGAAGGAACGGCTTCGGGCTTTACAGACTGCTGCGGATATCTATGTAATTAACCGGGATAATGTCATGTGGCTTTATCAGACCCTAGGGAGTGACTGGTTCTTCGATATGGTTGTCATAGATGAAAGCTCAAGCTTTAAAAACCCACAGTCGCAAAGATTTAAGGCTTTAAAGAAATCACTTCCGAAGATCTCGAGAGTAGTCTGTCTTACCGGAACACCGAGCCCTAAGAACCTTCTTGACCTTTGGAGTCAGATCTATTTACTGGATCAAGGAGAAAGACTTGGCCAATATATCACGCATTATCGGACAAGGTATTTTGATTCTGACTATATGGGATATGATTACAAACCGAAAAAGGGCGCAGAGCAGGCTATCACAAAAAAGATATCCGACATTTGCATAAGCCTTAAGGCTAAAGACTATTTAGAGCTTCCCTCTATCGTCTATAACGAGGTACCGGTAGAACTGGATAAGAAAGCCTTAAAGGCCTATCAGGATTTAGAAAAGAACATGGTTTTATCTCTTGAGGATTCCGAGATAACTGCGGTATCTGCCGGAGTACTTACAAACAAGCTTTCCCAGTGCGCGAACGGCGCAATCTACGATGAGGACAAAGTGGTTAACCATATCCACGACTGCAAGCTGGAGCGCTTTACAGAGCTTGTGGAAGAGTTGAATGGAGAATTCGCATTGGTCTTTTACAATTTTAAGCATGACAAGGATAGGATTCTGAAAGCTTTGGAGAAGACCGGCTTAGAAGTTAGAGAGTTTAAAAGCCCTAAGGATGAGGAAGACTGGAATAAAGGGCGTATCGATATCTTACTTGCCCATCCTGCAAGTACGGCCTACGGAATCAATCTCCAATACGGCGGGCGGCATATTATTTGGTTCTCGCTACCTTGGAGCTATGAGCTGTATGCGCAGGCGAATGCCCGACTCTTCCGGCAAGGACAAGAAAAGCCGGTTATCGTGCATGAGCTGCTTTGTACGGATACGGTAGACCATGATATTAAAAAGTCCCTCTCTGAAAAGGGGCAGAATCAAGAGGATGTACTTAGAGCCTTAAAGGCAAGGCTAAGAAAGGCGGGCAATGGAGAAGAAGACACTTGAACAATATTTAGACGCTTGCGAGCTGATAAAGGAGACAGAGGATAGAATAGCCGGGTTAAAAGAGGCGCGGACAACCCTTATCGACAAAACGGAAGGGTCCAGCCCCGAGTATCCTTGGATAAAACGGAGCTTTAAACTTGAGGGATTCCCGGAGGAGGAGATGGATCTCATCAGTAGAGAAGAGTACCTCCTCTATATCCAAAAAGCCGATGCCTGTAATTTGAAACTAAAGGTAGAGAAATGGCTCTCCACTACGCCTATGCGGATTCGGAGAATCGTACACCTTAAATACTTCGACAATTACACTTGGGAGGAGGTCGGAATGCGACTATCCGGATGCAGTGGGGAAAGTGTGCGGAAGGAACTGGAGAGGTACCTTAAAGAGAATTTTTGAAACTTTGTCCGTTTTGTCCCGTTTTGTCCGCTTTTAGTGTGATAAAATGTAAAATGACGAAATTGGTTCTATTCCTCCATATCGGAGGAGGACTCGCGCCCGGGGAGTAATCCTCGGGCTTTTTGTATGCCAAAGAGAGGAGGTGGAGTGTGGCAAGACCAAGGAAAGAAATAAATCAGGCAGAGTTTGAAAAGCTGTGCGGACTGCAATGCAGCAAAGAAGAAATTTGCGGATGGTTCTCCATCACGGATAAAACGTTGGACGCATGGGCGAAAAGAACATACAACGAAAGTTATTCCGAAGTTTACAACAAAAAGCGGAGTCCGGGGAAAATATCACTCCGCCGGGCACAGTTCAGACTGGCAGAGAAAAACGCAGCAATGGCGATATGGCTAGGCAAGCAATATCTTGGCCAGCGTGATAAGTACGAAGTGGAAACGACTGACAATGACGCTGTATTACAGTTCATAGAGGGGATGAAGAACCGTGATAAATTTAAGCACGAAACAAACTGAATATCTCGAGCAAGCAAAACGGCGGTGGAATATTAAATCCGGAGCGGTGCGTTCCGGTAAATCGTTCGTAGATATCACGGCGGTAATCCCGGAAAGAATCATAGGGCGGATAGGTAAGCCCGGTCTTGCGGTAATCCTTGGGGTATCCAGAGAGACAATAGAGAGAAATGTCCTTGAGCCCATGAGAGAGGTATACACAGCAAAGCGTGTCGGAACGATTAACTCTCGAAACATTGCAAGGATATTTGGAGAAGATGTTTACTGTCTTGGAGCAGAAAAGGTGTCGCAGGTCGCCAAGATACAAGGAGCATCTATTAAATATGCATACGGCGATGAGATAGCCAAGTGGCACAGGGAAGTATTCCGGATATTGCAGTCCCGTTTGGATAAGCCCTACTCCTGCTTTGATGGCGCCTGTAACCCGGAGCATCCTACACACTGGCTGAAGGAATTTATAGATTCCGACGTAGATATGTACTTACAGGAGTACACGATATTTGATAATCCGCACTTGTCCAAGGAATTTGTGGACAATCTCTGCAAGGAGTACAGCGGAACAATCTACTATGACCGCCTAATCCTTGGACGCTGGAAGAGAGCAGAGGGAGCAATCTACAGGAAGTTCGCTGATGAGCCGACACTGTTCAAATGCGAGATAGTGGACGCCATAGATCCTAGTGCAAACTGTAAGCAGTTCCGCAAGGAGGATATAAACAGCATTGAGATCGGGCTTGACTTTGGAGGGAATCAATCGGGACACGCATTTGTGGCCAGAGGGTATACAGACGGATACCAGAACCTAATCATTCTTGCCTCGAGGAGGATTAAGGCGACGGATACAGGGGAAGCGATAGACAGCAATAAGTTAGATGCTCTGTTTATTGATTTCGTCAGGTATGTAGAAGAAACCTATGGAACTACTTCTTATGACGGATACCATAACTTGGAGAGTGTTTACTGGGATAATGCAGAAAGTGTGCTCGGCATGTCTATTCGTAACGCGGTTGAAAAGGAATTCCCGTTTATCATAGTTCGTCCGGCAAAGAAGGATAAGATTAATGATCGTATCAACTGCATGCTTCGCCTTATGGGTGCTAGGCGGTTTTGGATTACTGACGATGCTGAGACTGTACGCAAGGCACTTTCAGACGCTGTATGGGACAAAGCGAAGGAGGCTGATATACGATTGGATGACGGTTCCACGGATATAGATAGCCTGGACGCTATGGAGTACACCTATGAACGCGATATAAAGGAACTGATAGGGGAATAATATGTTTGAAAATCTAACAAACTGGCTGAAAGGAGTAATGGGTAAGATGTTCGGTTACAATATCATGAAAGGCATAGCCGGGCGAGATATCACAATGTCCCAGCCTATGATTGACGCAATCAATCTGTGGAAGGATATGATATGCGGCGCAGCGGATTGGATTAACGAAGATAAAGGAATTACATCTCTTAAGCTGGAGGAGTGCATCTGTAGAGAATTTGCGGATATTGCTCTTGGAGAGATGGAGGCCAGTATTGATAATTCTGTATTGGACGCCATGCTTAAGAACGCTATTCGAGACCTTAACGAGAATTTGCAAGATGGCCTTGCGCTAGGTTCTTTTATCCTTAAGCCGCTAGGAGACGGGCGGTCGGAATTCGTATCCGCAGATAAATTTGTGCCTATTGCCTTTGATGATGAGGGCAAGCCTTCGGACGTTATGTTCTTTACTCGTAAGAAGGTAGGAGAGAACAGCTGGTTCACGAGAGTAGAACGACACTATTTTGACAATAACCACAATCTTGTTATTGAGAATCGGTGCTATCGTTCCAGTTCGGAAAGCATGATAGGATCTCCGGGGAACCTTACCGATATAGACGAGTGGGCAAACATTGAGCCTGGACCCGTTGTCTTTCCGGGGATGTCAAAGAACGATTACGGATACTTCCGTGTACCGCTTAAGAACAGAGTAGACGGCTCTCCGTGTGGTGTTTCCATCTATTCGGCTGCAGTATCGGCAATTAGAAAGGCGGATATCCAGTACGGCCGTCTTGATTGGGAGTACAGCTCCGGAGAAAGGGCTGTCCATGTGGATGAGAGAGCACTTCGCCACAAGGATGGAAGAGTAAAGCTTCCGGAAGGAAAGCAGAGGCTATACCGGGGACTGAATCTTGAGCAAAACCAAGGAGAGCTCTACAAAGAATACTCTCCGGCTATGAGAGACGAAGCCTATATCAGGGGACTTGAAAAGACTTACCGAAATATTGAGTTTATTGTAGGCCTTGCTTATGGGGATTTGTCTGATGCCTCAGAGGTAGATAAGACAGCAACGGAAATTAGAGCATCCAAGCAGCGGAAGTATAACCGAGTGAATGCAATTCAAGAGAATCTCCGAGACTGCCTTTCCGACTTTGTGGACGCCCTTGCTTTCTACAGCGAGCTCTATACGACAAAGTATGAATTCTCCTGTGCATTCAATGACAGCATTCTTACCGACGAAGAGAGCGAACGCGAACAGGATCGCAAGGATGTTGCTATGGGCGTTATGGGACTTGCTGAGTATAGGGCGAAGTGGTACCAAGAGGACGAAGAAACTGCTGCTGCCAATCTGCCTGAGCAGCCGTCCACTATAATGCCGTGAGAGAAAGCTATAGCTCCTCTCTTGCGGTAGGATTAGAGGCAAAATATCGGAAACTCGAGCAGGATGTTATGGCGGATATAGTTCGTCGTATACAAAAAGCCGGTAAGATAACCAGCATGGCAGACTGGCAGTTAAACCGTATGCTTATGCTCGGGAAAAGCACTAGCGACATAGAGAAGATAATTGCCTCGGCTGTTGGGTACAACACCAAGGAGGTAGAGAGGCTGTATGAGGAGGTGATAGCCAATGAGTACACAATCTATAAGCCACAGTATGAAAGAATCACGGGAAACTTTATACCCTACAAGGAAAACTATCAGCTTCAACAGATAGTAAAAGCAATAACAGCGCAGGCAAATGAAGAACTTTCAGGTATAACTAGATCTATGGGATTCATGATTGGAAAAGGAAAACCTGTATATACTTCTCTTTCTGAGATGTACAACGGATACCTTGATCAGGCAATAATTGGACTTACATCAGGAGCCTACGACTACAACACCTTGATTCGCAGGGTCTGTAAGGAGCTCACAGATAGCGGGCTTAGAACTGTAGACTACGCCTCCGGCTGGCACAACAGAGTAGATGTTGCAGCGCGCAGAGCGGTATTAACTGGAGCCTCCCAGTTATCCGGTAAAATTATGGATATGAATGCCGAAAGCCTAGGGGTTGAGAAATTTGAGGTATCTTGGCATGCCGGAGCGAGACCAGACCACGCTGCATGGCAAGGGAAGGTTTACACCAAGAAGCAACTTGAGAGTATCTGTGGCCTTGGAAGCGGAGGAGGATTGCTCGGTTGGAATTGCCGACACGAGTATTATCCATTCTTTGAGGGCTCCGAGCGAACATATACGGATAAGTGGCTTGAGGAGCAAAACGCGCGCGAGGCACGAAAGAAAGCCTTCCGTGGTAAAGAGTACAACGCCTATGAAGCCACGCAGAAACAGCGCCGTATGGAGACGAATATGCGCGCACAGAGGGAAGAGGTTCAACTCTTAGAAGAGGGAGGCGCAGATTCCGAGGATATTACTATCGAGCGGTGCAAATATCAGGCACAGCTTGATGAGTACAAGGCATTTTGCAAAACCTTCGATTTGCCGGAACAGAAAGAGCGAATATATTACGATCTCCGAGGACGCGTGGCACCCAGCCAGAAAGAATATCAGAAATGGCTTTGGGAGAAAGAAAAGAAGCACCGCCAATGGCTAAAGGATATAGGGGCGACTGAAACAACCTTAAACACAGTAGATAAGTATAGCGAAGCGAGGTATAATAGAACACGAGAATATATCTTGCTTAAAGGATATAATTACGCTGTAGAGAAAGGCGATATTCACGTTCTGACAGGTTTTACAGTTTATAAGAACATGGCTCAAGAGGTTGAAGATAAAGTTATAGGATTAAAGACATTTGATGACATACCTATTGAGAGTTACACAACTCACTTTATCAACCGTGTAATAGGTCAAACTTCAACCCTGCATGAAGGTATGAGGATGGGAGTAAAAGTTGGTGATGTGTGCGACGCTTTAAAAAATGGAACGGTTGAAAAGGATTACGTCATTAGAGATGATTATCGAAGACAATATATCGGTGAAAGCTGTTCTGTGGCAGTAAGTATCAGTGAGCAAAAAATAATTCAAGTAAACCCAATATAGGAGATGAAAATGGTTACAGTAAATATGGATGATAGAGCTTATTTGCTCGAGAAAATTCCGATGGTTCCGTTAGATTCAGGATCAGTCAGGGCGGTTCTTTTGTCAATAGACGATTGGCTCATGACAAATGGTTTTGCCCCACCTGATTACTACGACTATTCAGATGAAGGACGCAAAATGCAGAAAGTGCGTGATAGGATTTATGAAGATAACGTACTGAATAAGTAAATAACATGTTAAATCGGCACCTTCCCATTTGGGAGGGTGTCTTTTTATTGGTCTGGAATCCGAGACCTTAAAGGCGGACTATTCACAGGGCGCTGGTTAAAGCCCTAAAACAACCTATGTGTGAAAGGAGACACTATGAAAACCGAATTTTTGAAAGAGCTTGGGCTCGAACAGGAACAGATTGACAAGATTATGGCTGAGAACGGCAAGGACATTGCTGCGGAGAAAGCCAAAACGACAAAGGCGGAAGGAGAGAGGGATAATTACAAGTCACAGCTCGATACCGCAAAAGAGAGCCTTGGGAAGTTTGACGGCGTGGATGTTGAAGCGCTTAAGAAGCAAATCACAGATTTGCAGAGCGACCTAAAGAAAAAGGATGATGAGTACACGGCCAAAGAAGCAGAGCGCGCATTCAATGATACTCTGTCCGGAGCGATTACTGCTGCGGGCGGTAAAAATGCGAAGGCCATCATGGCAATGCTCGATATTGATTCCCTCAAGGCATCCAAAGACCAGAGTGCTGACATTAAGACAGCCCTTGAAGCTATTCGGAAGTCTGATTCCTATATGTTCGGCTCAGAAGAGCCACACAAAAATGCGGTTGGGAGAACCGGAGGTAGCGAAAGCGGTAATTCCGCGGATTTCTCCACTATGAGAGCGCTCATGGGACTCCCGACAGAGAAAAATCAACCTAATTAACGGAGGAAAAAACAATGGCAAATGTAATTCAGTTAAGAAAGTTCTATTCCGAGGCGCTGGACGAGGTTTATAAGCTTGCGTCTTTAACAAGTGTCCTCGACGGAGACAACACTCTGGTAAAAGAGGGGGCAAACGCAAACGAGCTGCTCATTCCTAAGATGTCTATGGATGGACTTGCGAACTATGGAAGAAACAGCGGATATGTAAACGGCTCCGTGACTTTCGAGTATGAGACTAAGAAAATCGGATATGACCGCGGAAGAATGTTCACCGTAGATGCTCTGGATGAGATGGAGGCTACACCTGTATTCTCTGCTTTATCCGCAGAGTTCGTTCGTACCAAGGTTGTTCCGGAACTAGACGCATACCGCTTAGGTGCTTACGCTTCAAAGGCAGGAATCGGTTCTGCTGCCGGAGCACTAGCGAATGGCAAGGCGGCGATTGATGCGGTTATGGCGGCAAAGAGTGCTATTAAGGACGCAGAAGCAAGCTTGGATACAGTTTACCTGTTCATTAAGTCCCCTCTTAAGGATTTAATTGACGGGCTCGATACCACTGCAAGCCGTGCGGCACTTGACGGATGGGCTGGCATTATCGAAGTGCCTTCTTCCCGTTTCTTTAAAACCATTACCCTGAACAACGGTACTACAAGTGGACAGGAAGCCGGAGGATTCAAGGGAGCCGGAGCAATCAACTTCCTTGCGGTAGATAAGAGAGCGGTTATCCAGTTCCAGAAGCACACCGTAAACAAGATTATTACTCCTGATCAGAATCAGGATGCAGACGCTTGGAAGTTCGGCTATCGTACTGCAGGAATTGCAGAGGTAAGAGACAACAAGCTTCCCGGCATCTACGCACACACAGCACAGTAAGGAGAGCCTATGCAATACGCCGAGCATGCGTTCTACCGGAGCGAGTATCTCGGTGACCGTATAACGGACGAAAGTACCTTTAATCGGCTCGCCACAAGAGCCAGCGCAAAGCTGGATCATTACACTATGGGGAGAATCAGTCAGACGGATTGTGGAATTGCAGTCCGACTGGCTGTTTGCTCTATGGCTGAGATTCTGTTCTGGGAAGAAAAGAGGAAAAATGCCCATGAAGGGCGGGAGATATCAAGCGAATCCAATGACGGGTACTCTGTATCTTTCGGAGGCTCCAGTGAGACAGATATGGCGGCGTTTTCAGAAAAAAGCCTATATCAGGCAGCATATGCGTATCTGTCCCAAACAGGCTTGATGGACTTTGGAGTGTAGTATGGCAGACATTACATTATTCAATGCACGATATGACGCGAATACCAGAACTGAGGTATTTACTCCGACAAGGATTAAAGGGGCCTCTTACTATGAAAGCGAGGGCGTCAGTGCAAATGACGGAGTTTGGACGAATCAAAGCATATATAAGCTACGAGTGCCTTTAATCGGCTCAGAGATTGGAAAGGAATATATCCCGGAGAGAAAGTATCGCAAAGCAGAAAATGCAGAAAGATACTGGACTATCCGGAAAGGAGACTTTATCCTTCTTGCTCTTTTAGATAACGAAAAGGAAAACTATACAGGCAAAGAAATTGCTAAGATTTCGGAAGAACTGGGGCTCAAGCTGATTACTGTGACAGAATACGCTGATAATACAGTCCGAGGGAGTGATATTGTAAAGCATTGGAGGATAGGAGGCGCATAATGGGCTCAAAGAGAAATTTCTCGGATGTCAATACTCCGGCTTCGTTTGTTCAAGAAGGTAAAAATTTTAAATTTGGGCTCAAGTGGAATGAGCATTTTGGAAAGCAGAAACGCTCCGATTTCATCAAGGCGCAGGAAATAGTCGATAGCGAGTGCCTTAGGTATATGGACAAGCTGACACCCATGCGTACAGGAATGATGATTAAGAGTGCTACGCTTGGCACCGTAATAGGATCCGGAGAAATCAACTACCTTGCGCCGTACGCAAGGCGCCAGTATTACAACAATTCCGGAGGCTCCCCGGCGCATCCGCAGGCAAGAGGGATGTGGTTTGAGAGCATGAAGGCTTCTTACCGGGATTCAATAGTAAAGGCTGCTGGAGGGGCTTTTAGAAAATGATAGATTCAATCATACAGGGGTTGACCGATTATTTCATGAAATGCCCCTTACTAAAAGACGGAGTATTCAGAGTAGATGCTCTTGGAAATGAAGCGGTGGAATACACGATAGAGACCGGAGTAGTATCTCCGGTTATTCAAGAATACATTGACGGCTCAAGTATTCGCCAATACAAATTTAACTTCGGCTCCCGCGAGTATTACTCTCTGGACAGGCTTGAGAATATCCAGAACAGCACATTTTATGAGAATCTCTGTAACTGGATAGAATCTCAAAGTAAGGCGGGAGTTCTACCGGAAATGCCGGAGAAGTGCGAGGCGGAAAAACTAATAGTAGATGCACCGGGCTATATGTTCGACGCTACTATGACAACGGCAAGGTATCAGATTCAATTGACACTACAGTATTTTAAGGAGGTATAAGATATGGCTAGTGCAGACAGAAAGGCATTAGTCCGTAATAAAATTGCGGATTATATCAAAGTTGGGGACAAGTTTGAACTTATGGGAACGGGCTTCAAAAGTGTAAATGAAAGCCCTTCCGCACAGACTGATTCAACTACTTACATCAATGAGACTTCAAGCTCTACCGATATTATCGGATATGAGACTGAGTTCTCCTATGAAGCAGACCACATTCCTTCTCAGGTGGCCATTACCGCACTATGGAAGGATGGACGTGATCATCACACCGGAGGGGATGCACAGCACGAGTATATTCGTGTTGATTTGTATAATCCTATCGGTAACCCTACAGAAACAGCAGCGCTTTTCAAAGCGCGTAAATTCATCGTAGCAAACGAGGTTTCCGACTATGAGGGAGACGGAGGAGAGAAGGTATCTGTATCCGGTACCTTGCATGCTGTAGGGGACCCTATTCAGGGGAAGTTTGACACAGTAACAAAGACATTTACCGCCGGAGACTTCAAGGGAGCCTACGACGCATAATGACCTGATTACAGTATTCTGACCATACGGCAGAAGCTGGGCAGAGGAGAGGCAATCTAACGAGGCGGATTGTTTCTCCTTTTTTCATGGCCTCGACCAAAGGAGAAAATAATATGGCGAAAATCGTAGTTTTAGGCAAGGAACTTGAGGGAGATTTTTTCGATGCTGACTTTATGGAGCGATATGAGACCGCTACAAGAGATATGCATAACAAGGCGACAGATGCCCGCGATCGGAAGTATGAAAAGGTAGCGGATGCCTTCCGTGAGCAGTGTACAGTGGCTAGGGAATATTTTGATAGGATTTTCGGAAACGGTACCTCTAAGGAACTCTTTGGGGACAGAATGAACCTTAGGAATCACATGGAAGCCATTGCAGAACTTACAGACTGTGCGGCAGGGGCAAAGAAAGAGATTAATGACCTTACGAATAAGTATACTCAGCGGTCTAAGTCTTTCAGTCAGGTCGTTTCCGCTAAAAAGCATTGAATCTGATATTAGACGGCCTCCCGGAGACGGTTGATATTGCTGGCAACAAGGTAGAAATCAAAACATCTTTCCGCACAGGGATTATCTTTGAGGAAATGCTGTCCGATCCGGAGCTATCTGACGAAGATAAACTCCTAACAATGCTCGAACTTTACTATCCCGGAATAGTTTTTGACGAAACGACAATTCGGGAGGCAATCGAAAAAATCTTTTGGTTTTACCGCTGTGGTTCAGAACCGCGGCAGACAGCCGGCGGAGATGAGGGCGGTGAAACAGTTTTTTCCTACGAGTACGACGCCGATTACATTTATGCCGGGTTTATGTCCGCTTATCGGATAGACCTTGCAAAAGAGACACTCCATTGGTGGCAGTTTCGGGCCCTTTTTCGTTCATTACCGGAAGATACGCAGATGATGAAGATCATAGGCTACAGGTCTATGAAAATCTCTCCAAAACTCTCAAAAGAGCAAAAGGAACATTATAAGCGTATGAAACGCATGTATGCCCTTCCGGGAAGATATGAGCAAACGAAGGCAGAATGTGACCTTACTGAGATCCTTATGAAAGGCGGAAATCCTTCCGCGCTATTAAATGTTGAAGGAGAAAGTAAGTAATGGCAGACGGAACACTAAATTTTGATACCAAAGTCGATTCCTCGGGGTTTTCCGGAGCGGTTGGACAGCTTGGTGGAATAGCCGGGAAAGCATTTGCAGGGGTGACTGCTGCAGTTGGTGCCGGCACAGTCGCATTCGCTGCATTGACCAAAAGCGCCCTTGATAATGTCGCAAGCTATGAACAGTTAGTTGGCGGAGTAGAGACGCTTTTTGGTGCCGGCGGTGCAACAATCGAAGAATATGCTGCGAGCGTAGGCAAATCCGTGTCTGAAGTAGAGGGGCAGTTTTCTACCCTCGAAAAGGCTCAAACTACGGTACTGGACAATGCGAATAAGGCATATCAGACGGCCGGTATGTCTGCAAATCAGTACATGGAGACGGTCACGAGCTTTGCGGCAGCCCTAAAGCAAAGTACCTCGGATGAAGTAGAAGCGGCGAATGTAGCTGACCAAGCAATCAGAGATATGTCTGATAATGCGAATAAGATGGGCACCTCAATGGAGAGCATCCAGAACGCTTATCAGGGCTTTGCAAAACAAAACTATACAATGCTGGACAACCTGAAGCTTGGGTATGGGGGCACAAAAAGCGAAATGGAGCGTCTTCTTGCAGACGCGGAGAAAATCCATCAGCAAACAACCGGAGAGATTACTCATTACGACATCAATAACCTTTCCGACGTATACAATGCAATACACGAGGTACAAACAGAACTAGGAATCACCGGAACAACAGCAAAGGAAGCCTCTACAACTATAGAGGGCTCTATGAACGCCGCAAAGGCAGCGTGGGACAACTTTCTCACAGGTACGGGGGATGTAGACCAGCTAGCTGAATCAGTTGCAACCTTAGCGGATAATGTTGTGACCAATCTTTCAGAGATAATCCCGAGACTTGCATCGGGCTTACCGGCGCTTGTGTCAAAGCTCGGCGATATGATTCCCGGGCTGTTCAATCAGATACTACCGGCATTAATAAATGGGGCGGTAATCCTAATAAATGGTCTTGTGACGGTTCTTCCGGAACTAATTCAGGGACTCGTGCCTCCTCTTATTGCTGGTGCTGTATCTGTAATAGGGGCGCTCGTTAGTGTTCTTCCCTCGCTTCTTTCTACACTTGGCTCAATAGGCCTCGACCTTATGAATACGATTGCAGAAGGGGCAAATTCATTTGATTATGCTGGATTTGCTGAAAGCATCGTAAAGGGCATATCAGGATTTATATCCGGAGGAGGGTTCGAGCAGTTTGCGGAATCAGCAGTAAACATACTTAAAGGACTTTCTCAAGGGATAAGTACCGCGCTTCCGGTGCTCATTCCGGAGATTGTAAAACTCGTTATTTATATCGGTAAAACTATTATTCAGCAGATTCCGATGCTCATTCAATGTGCTGGAAAACTGTTAGTAGGGCTTGCGCAAGGAATAGCAAAATCATTACCGGTGATAGCTGCAGAAATACCCAACATTATAACTGCAATTATAACGGCCCTAGTTGAGGGAATACCGATGATAATCTCTTGTGCAGGAGATATACTGATAGCCCTTGCGGATGGGCTATTAACTGCTATTCCGGCTTTGATTGCGGCGATACCAAGTATTATCACAGCGATTTTCAACGGTCTTGTGACCGGTATACCGAAAATCATTACAGCAATAATTCAACTAATCCAAGCGATTATACAAAAGTTAGGTGAGCTCGCATCAGGGCTTTTTGCATGGGCAGCCACAACACTGGGAGCGTGGATTCAGTCAATCGGCGAATGGTTTGCACAAATCCCCGGCACTATTTGGACGCATCTTATAAGCGTTTTGACGACACTCGGAGAGTGGGGGGATTCAGTCATAGATTGGATTACAACAAACGTTCCCGCATGGATTGAAAGCGTGGGTGAGTGGTTTGCTCAACTTCCTGAATCAATAGCTTACGCACTAGGACTTGCAATTGGTTCAATCATAAAGTGGGGCGCAGATGTTGTGAAATGGATTTCGACAAATGTACCTACTTGGATTGAGAACATAACAACATTTTTCTCAGAGCTGCCCGGAAAGATTTGGACTTGGCTTGTAAATACGGTGACGAAAATTGTAGAATGGGGCATTAATATGAAAGACAACGCCTCTACTGCAATTCAGAGCATGATTGATGCAGTTATAAAATTCATGCGGCAGCTACCCGGAAAAGTTTGGACATGGTTAGTCGATACAGCAAACAAACTGAACCAGTGGAGACAGGACCTTGTAACTAAAGGTACTGAGGCAGCAACAGGACTATTTAATGCGGTTGTCGATGGAGTAAAAGGCTTACCGGATAAAATGCTCTCCATTGGAGAGGATATTGTTACAGGGATATGGAACGGAATCTCCTCTGGCTGGGGTTGGCTGACTGATCAGGTGAGTAGCCTTGCAGAATCACTTTTGGAAGGGGCAAAGGATGCCCTTGGAATTGCATCCCCGTCTAAAGCTTTCCGCGATGAGTTTGGTCGTTGGATCTTGCCCGGTGCAGAAATAGGTATAGAAAAGACCATGCCTAGTGCTCTAAAGACCATGAGGACAAGTGCAAGAGCACTCCTTGAAGAAATGAAGGGTACCGTATCCGACTATAGCGGAGAGATTGCGCTATCTGCCGGAGCGTCAGAAAGCCGAAGGGCATTTTCTGCCGGGGGAACATCGGTATATTACGATAACCGAATTGAACAGACGAACAACTACCATGAAGCAGTTCCTGCTCCGTCGGTTGTGGCAAAAAATCAGCGCGAGGCGATTCGTAATATCGTCGGAGGTGTGAAATAATGGCAAATCAGATTAGAGTGGTTCTCTCGTGTAACGGGAGGACCCTTACTTTTGGTAAGGACAGTGATATTGACATCACGAAGATAACCGGGCTGGAGAGTTCGGATATTGAAATCAGTAAAAGCGATAACGCCCTTGTAGACGGTGAAACCGTAGACGGAATCAAGATAAAGGGCAGACCAATACATATTGAGGCTTCTTTTCGAGATTTGAAGAACAATAAAGAAAACAGGCAAAATCTGATTAAGTTCTTCAATCCGAAGTACGCGGGAAAAGCCCTAATTGAGTATATGGGTGTATCGCGGAACATAGAATATAGGCTCGAAGGCTGGACTTTTAAAGCAAAGGCTTCACTCGACGCAAGGCTGGCTATTGTTGTGGATTTATACTGTCCGGATCCATACATGCTGAATATTGATAATTTTGGCAAAAATATGGCTGCATATACCCCTTTGTTTGGTTTCCCTTGGATGAAAACTGCGAAGAAGGTTTCCGGTCTGAAAAGACCGTATTCCGGATGTGCCATAGGGGGCTTTACTTTTGGCTATAGAACCTTACATAAAGAGGTTGCGCTATCAAATGACGGAGATGTTTCAACTGGTGTAATAATTAAATTTGTAGCTACAAGAGGAGAGGTAAGCAACCCTAAAATAATCAATGTGAGAACAGGGCAATTTATGAGGGTAAAGGTCGAAATGGCAAAAGGGGACGTGCTTGTTATTGATACCAACGAGCGCCATCAGGTGGTAGAGCTTAATGGTGTGAACTGCTACCAGCGTGTTGATAGAAAGTCGGAGCCTTTTCAGCTTGCTGTCGGTGAAAATTATCTCGGATATGAAGCAGATAAAAACTATGTCAATCTGGACGTAAACCTTTACTACACACCAAAATATTTGGGGGTATAACATGCAGATATATATTCTCGACAAGGATTTTCAGACAATCGGTGCGATAAAGGTGTTTAACTCCATGATATGGACTCGTAGATATTACGAACCCGGCGTTTTTGAACTCCATACCTCTGCGAGTTATTTCCCCCTGTTTAATTCAGGCAAATACCTTTGCAGAAACGATCGTACAGAACTCGGAGTTATCCGAGAGGTTAACTATGCGCAGACTGATAAGGGTGAGCGTTCTGCATACTGCAAGGGATATTTTGCAGAAAAACTACTGGACAATAGAGTTCTGCAGTACCCAGTAAATATATCCGGAACTCCGGAGGAAATATCCTTTGCGCTTGTGGATGGTTTTGCAATACATCCCGAGAATACGGAGAGAGTAATTCCGCGATTAAGCCTTGGAATACGTAAGAATCTTGGCTCCAAACTGACTCTGCAGACTACAGGGGATAAGCTTGGAGAGAAGCTCTATGATATCGAGCGAACACAAGAACTGTCGCACCGGATTCTTTATGATTATGAAAAAAATACTCTGACATTTGAGTGTTGGAAAGGGCTTAATCGTACAGAAAACCAAGAGGATAATTCCCCGGCAATATTTTCAAATCGCTTCTACAATGTTAAATCTGCGATATATGGCAGAGATGAGAGTGCTCACGCAAACTTTGCATACGTAGCCGGAGAGGGCGAGGGAGTAGCAAGAACTATCGTAGAAGTTGATGTGCGCACAGATGCAGCAGAGGAACGCAGAGAGATATATGTAGATGCAAGGGATTTACAGAGTGAATATGAAGACGATACGGGTACAAAACGAAAGTATTCTGCAGAGCAGTATAAATCGCTACTAACTCAGCGAGGTCTGGAAAAGCTGGCAGAGTTTTCAAAAATAGAGACTGTCAACTCAGATATAGATGCTGGGGCAAACCTCATCTATATGAAAGATTTTGATTTGGGAGACCTTTGTACCTATCAAAATATGGATGTTGGAATCGAATGCGACGAGCGGATAACGGCAATCCAGGAGGTGTATGAGAGCGCCAATATGACACTAAGCGTGACATTTGGGACGGATGACGCGACTACAATAACAAAGATTATAAAAAGGGAGGCAAGCTAAATGCTAAGATTTGGTTATTTCGATTCGGAGATTACCGGAACAGATCCAGAAGGTATGCCGATATTTGACCGGGCGGAGACGTCCGATCTATTCCGTTTGCTGTTTGCAAATCTTGTGAGTAACGGGGTGCTCGCACAGCCCGGAGATTGTTTCCAAGTATTTGCATCAGAGGGGCTAACTATTAAGGTTCATCCCGGATTTGGAATCATACAAGGAGCTTTTGCTTATGACGAAACAGAAAGCACTTATACCTTGGGAAAAGCCCCTCAGCAATATGCAAGAATTGATAGGATTGTATTAAGAGCAAATTATAAGGATAGATGTTGCGAGATTATCGTTAAGGAGGGAACCCCTGCAGTAAAGCCGGTAGCTCCTGAACTCATAAAACCCGCACGAGGAGACTACTACGAGCTATCGCTCGCGACGATTTATGTACCGTCAAATGCAACGGTTATAACTCAGGCAGCAATAACAGATACACGAGGAGATAGCTCTGTATGTGGTTTTGTAACCCAGCTTATCGACCATCTCTCTACGGAGGACTTCTACACACAGCTAAATGGATTTTATCAAGACTTCGTAAAGAAAGCGGATAAAAACTACGACGAGCATACACTGCACATGGGTGGTCTTGAGGATTCTTTTGAGGAGAATTTCAGAAGCTGGTTCGATTCTGTGAAACAAATTTTGTCAGAGACACCTGTCGGAAATCTAAAGGTGGAAATTGATAGGCTGAAAGGTGAAACAATCGTAACCATTCCGGCTAGTGCTTGGAGCGCATCAGCTCCATACTCTCAGAAGGTAGCTGTTCCTTCCATAAAGGCTACAGATTCCGTATCTATGGGCAAGGCACACACTAAGAGTTCCAGCCCAACGGAAATAGAAACTTATGACGAGATGGCCGCTTTAATTACAAGCGCAGAGGTTACGGACGGCTATGTGACTTTCTACTGTGCCGCAGAGAAGCCGACAAAAGATTTCAAAGTAAAATTAAAGGGGGTGAGTAATTAATGAGTAATGTTTTTATCCCTCTCGGCGGTGCCGGAGGGAAGAATAGAGGAAACAGCTTTTATATATCTGATACAGCACCAACATCAGAGATTTTAGGGAGAATCATTACCCCACTTCCTGCAGGAGTATACAAGAAATTTGTGTCACCGGACGGACAGGTGGTTTTTCCGTCTGCGGACGGAGGAGATGCAGTTGTCTCCATGAGTAAGGAATTCCTAAAGAAGCAGGCCATAAAGACTTTCGGGATTGCAAGTATCACAAATTTTAATTTGTCCATGTACGCTCATCGACAAGTCCGGCTTACATGGGCGAAACCGAGTACGGGCTTGTTTAGTGGGGTGCACTTCGTCTTTAAGTACGGTAGTATGCCGACCAGTGAGACAGATGGATTTATGGTGTATGACAGCGCAGATGTGCATTATGAAACCGCACGACTGGAAGAGCGAGAGCTTTTCGTAAGAGCCTACAGTTACGTCACCGTGAAAGACGGTCGGTGGTATGACGAGGGGAAAGTGAGCGCAAAAATCACAGTAACGGGCATCAGCGGCTCTGTAACGCTATCCACAGGAGCAGGAACTTGGACCGTGCCGGATAAGGTGAATAAAATTCGATACATCCTTGTTGGGCACGGTGGAAACGGTGGGGTTGGGCATGGTAATTCCTCTGGAACCGGTGGCGGTGGTGGCGGTTACTTTTCAACTGGCTATTTAAACGTCACGCCCGGGGCACCAATAA